TTACTTCATTATCGCTTTCAAATACATAACGTAGCGATCTACTTGTAATAGTGTAATCAACTCCATTTGTTTCAAATAAGAATAACCAACTTCGGTCCAATGACTGTTGTGTAGAATCTCCTGATAGTGCATACGACCATGTGTCGTTTACATTTAAGTTTTCTTGTGTTACTACCTGCCAGCGACGATTGTTAGTGTCGTATCTTAATCCTACTGTTCTGTATGCAAACAATTGGTTAACTAAAGAATTTTTAACTTCATTGATTAAATCTCTAGTAAATTTTGGTTTTACACTATTAATTACTGCACCTGCTGGAATTGCATCGTTAAGAACAATTCCGCCTAAGCCTGTTGCTGATAATTCGTTACCGCCGTTTGTAACACTTATTACCTTTGTCCAAAGATATGTTACAGCGCCTTCGTGATCTGGAAGACCTTGCATTAATTTGTTATTATCAGTTTTCATAAAATGATAACCCGATGGTGCTGTAAATTTAATTAGTGCGCCAGGCTCAATGTATCTAAAAACTCCTTCGGTAAACGAAGAAACTATATATTTAAATGCAGTAGTATCATTTTCATTATTAGCGTCAACTACAAATCCACTACTGCGATTAGTGTCCTGTGTTGTTTGCTGCCAAACAATATTTAAATCTGTATAATCTTGATCTGTAAATTGATCATAATAAAAATTGCGTGTATTTTTATCCTGCAATAATGGCTCAATTGTATTTGCTACAATTCCTTCAACATCAGTTTTTGTAACAAAACTAAATTTTGTTTTTTCTTCTTGGTAATCTTTGTAGACTACACCATCAGTGCCAAATAAATTTGTTGAACTGTACTTGCCAGTGCTATCACGCAGATCATAGTATCTATTAATGCCGCTGCTGGTTCTATTAACACTCTTTACTTTAATAATATTTTGACTTATTCCAAGAGGTCCAAGATTATAATCTTCTGCTGTAATTAAACGATTCTGTGTATAATATGTACTAGGTGCATTGTCTTTAATACTTTGTGTTGTTTCGCTACTGGATGCAGTTGCTACTGATTGTTTTAAACTACAAAGCATTGTAAGAGTTTCGTTTTTGCCATTTGCACTTATATACGGAATTGAAATTTTAATGTTTTGTACATTATTTGGAAAAATTGTATAGTCAAGATTTGCACTTGTTCTGTAGTAAGATCTAAAATTGCCTTTAGGAAGATTACCAAATACACCATCAGCAAAAATTAAATTTATGCGGTCATTTGTTCTTGATAGCACACTGTAGATATTTTTAATTTTTTTACTAACACTATTATAAATTACATTGTTGCCTTCGACAGCATCGACCTTTGTCCAAAGATCTTGTTCTTGTCCACTACTATCTAAACTATATAACCATACATCAGTATCGTTTACATTTGCAGCATCAACTTCAACTGTTTGATTTGGTGTTGGTAAATCAATTTGAAAATCGCCACGCTGCAAGCTACCTTGTCTAAAATGAATAAAAAATCCAGTGTTTGCACTGCCGGCACCTTGTCCGTTGTCTTTGTATAAAAACGAAAATTTATTTCCAACACGAGGTGCTTCTTCAACAATATCATTTTTGTCAATGTCTGCGCCAACTGCTTCAAAATCTAAATTAGTTCCGTTTATCACTTTACTAAAACTATAAACAGGAAATGATTCTGGAGATGAATTAATATTATATTTTTCAGTCGGAATACCGCCAACAATAGCTGATTTTCTTGGAGATCCAAATTGGTTAGTATCAAGCATACTTGCATTAAGTGCTTTAATAAATTGATCATACCAATTTTCGTTTGTTTGATCATTCCATTTAATTGATCTACCTGATAGGTTAGTACCTGTTGTATCCGATACACTTTCAGTTGTAGTAATACTATCAACTTTTAAAAATCCAGCAGCTGGTTGATTTCGAGTTACATTATAACTAATTAAACGAGCTAGTCTAAGAACACTTTCTCTGCGCTCAGCTAATTCAATAAAGTTTTCTCTTGCATTTAAATCAACTCGGAAACTAATGTTTTGTCCAAGAAATGCAATTAGATCAATTAATGAAAGATATTCACTACTTTCAATATAATCGTTAAAATCTTCTGGATAATTTTGTCTAATATAATTAACCATTGTTCGACGTAGATTGTCAAAGTCGTAACTTTTGAAATCTGCATACTTGAAACTCTGGTATATTTTCTGCCAGTCTTCGGCTAATAAAAGTCTATTTTGTCTATCGGTTGCAGACATGATTACATTCCTCGGCTAATACTATATTTATGTATATTAAAATGTACGCACATTAAAGTATGGCGTTTGACTGATTGTCAAATTTTAAAGTCATTTGTTCACTGATGTTATATTCAATGTACGTAAGCTCTGCATATATTTGTATACCTGATTCGTATGCATCAACAATAATATTACTTGCATTTACTCTTGGATCATAATTTACTATTTGGGTTACATTATCAAGCACTGCTTTTTTAATCGAGTCGGTCATTGGTTCAAATAGTACGTCCCAAATTATAGTACCAAAGGTTGGATTCTCAAGTTTTTCACCAATTCGAATATGAAAATGATTTAATATATCTTGTTTGATTAATTCTATATTTCTTAATTTAAAATTTTTATCTTCGGTGTTGACTGTGCTCAGTCCTTTGTAGCTTTTATCTACCAGAGGCTGATTCATAGTCTTAGGTGACGTAATTTTTAAATTTTTATAAAGATTTTTCTCTAGTGTGCTCATATTGTATTTACCCTATAAAGCTGAGTCTGTTTTAAAGACGTTTGTGTTTTGTGGCTGGGGAGGTTGGTTATTTTGAACTTCAACTAGAGGTAAATCAAAACCTGCAGGAATGTCCCAGTTTCTACGAATTTGATTTACATAAAGTCCTGATTGCCCAGCAGGGCGAAAAATAGCAAAGTTACTTAATTTGTAATTATTTGCCTGATTGCCACCAAATACTTTTATTTTGTTGTTTGCAGGATCTATACTGTGTACAAAACAGATATGCCCTTTACTAGAGTTTTCTCTACGTGTCATTACACACAAATCGTATTTTCTAATTTTTGTAAAATCTCGCCAGTCAATAGATCTGCCATAACGCAAATAAGATTGACTACCTACTCCTGGAACATTGTGCTCTTGTCCTGCTTTCCAAAGTACCCAGGTAGCAAATCCGCCGCACCAAGGATAATTGTTTCCGTCGTTTGGCATTGTTCCTCCTCCAGCAACTCCCCATGCTTCTGCAATCAATGGATTTGGAGGGGTTCCTTTTTCTGTCCAATCTAATTGCAAATTATCTTCTAACACAGCCTGAATACTTGCATATGCTGTTCCTGCAGGTGCTGGATTTGCAGGAGGTTGTACTGGAGTTACTGCGCCGCCTACACTTGGATTAAAATCGCCGACACCAGATAAATCGTCAGGAGCACCTGGTTGAAACCCAGGTGTACTTGTACTAGCTGGTAAAAAATATCTATCTATTTCTGTTGGCTCTAACGCTCTTGCCGGTGATCCTACTTCGCTTGCTGGAATTACTATTTGACACATTATGCTGTAAACCTTCCGTTATTTGATACTGTTGCACGACCAAGGGCAACATACTCGTCTATTTTTGTTCCGTACCCGTCTGTGCCAACAGAATTTCCTTGTCTCCATTTTCTAGCATCATTTGGACCTTTTAGATGAGCTCCCATTAGTATTCCTGCAACTAAAGAAACACTGTCGCCATCTTTAATAGCACCGTTACTTTTGCAATATCTTAGATTTGCATTTGTATAAAGTATCATGGCTTTTTCTTGACAATCGTTTTTGTTTGCAAGCCAATCTTCAACATTATTAATTCCGTCTTTACCAGTGTAATTATTTGGATTCAATCTAAGTCCGGTGCCTCCGCCTCTTGCTGACATTTTTATGTAGCCGCCTTCTTTTAGAGCATATCCACCAAACTGATATTTGCCTGCAAAGCCAATACTATTTGTACAATTATATTTTAATCCACTTTCTCTAAATCCTAATGCATTTAAATAGGCAACTGTTTCAGCTTCGTTGAGTCCGTTGATTGCACCTGCTGGAGCAGCACTTAGTGGTCCATCACTTGGTCCACTACATCCGTAAGAGCCACCTTCTGTGCCTGCTGCTGGATAATCCTGCTGCAAAGATGCGTTAGCTACATCTGCTGATTGTTCTGAAATATCTTGAGTGCTAGATGCGCTGTTAGCTGTAGCACCACTTAACCCTGCTACTGTTTGAGCAACTGTATCGCCGTAGTAAACTGCTGTGCTACGATATTTGTCTGCAATTTCTTGTGCTGCGTCTGGATCGATTATTAATGGATCTTCTTGAGTATATTTTGGATTTTCTACAATAGCACCAAGTTCTGTACCTGTAGCGTTTATAGCATTTCCAAGTATACGCAAATCGTTTTCTAACGGATGCCCAAATGCTGGATTAATATTTGGAGCGATAACAACTACACGATAACCAGCAGCAGATAGGTTAGCATAACCTTCTCTAAGATTTTGTTTGGCTTTTTCAACATCTCCAATATCGCCTACGCCAACTTGTATAATTGCATACTGTCCTGATGTTGAGTTTGGAAATGCAGCCGGATCACTTGCTACACCAGCATTTGTATCAGCTTCTGCTGATGAACTAACTGCTGGAGTTTGAGATCCTGTACCTACAGCGGCATATGTATCTGGTAGTACATTCTGCAAGAATGAATTAGTTTGTTGTTGACCGGCTCTTGTTCTATCTGGAGTGTATGCTGCTGGATTAATATTTTCATGTTGCGGCCACGGCTCGTGTTCTGGAATTCTTGCTGCAAGATTTGCTCTTACTGGTGGCACTGGAATAAACGGATTTGGTGCAGGAGGTAAGGTTGCTGGGCGAGACTCTATCGATACACCAGCTGTTGCTGCTGGACTTCCAGGTGAGTTTAAATGTATTTGCGCATCTGAAGATAATTGTATGTTACCTTCAGCTTTTACACTTAGTACACCTTTTGCTTGTACATTGACTGTGTTTGCTATACTCGATATATCCATTGATTCTTGCGCAGTTACTTTAACTGCGGCAGCAGTACTATATAATTCTAGTGTATTTGCGGCTGTAATATATGTTTGTAATCCACTGCTAGAATGAGATTGTCCGTCAACTTGATTATAACTATTACCAAGTGCTTTCATATGATAATCGCCGTCGGTTGAAACTTTTACAAAACTACAACCTTCAATACCAACACTTTCGGCACTACCTAGTGCTAAATGCTGCTGACTTACTACATCTAGAGATCCTTTACTTGTAACTGTAACTTTTGAATTACCATAAACTGCAACACCATCTTGTCCTGTTAAACTTACATTAGCTCCAGCATTTAATGATATTTCGTTTTGTGCCGATACACCATAACTACCACCTACATCAATTGCAAGGTCTTTGCCCGAACTAATATTCATATTTTCCATTGCTGTTAGATTTATATCTCTATCTGCGGTGAAGTTGATATCATTTTCACTGTGTACACTAACACTATCTTGCGCATACACATCAATTTTACCATTGCTGGACATTTCTATCCAGCTAGAGCCTTTGCTGTTACTGATATAAATTAAATCTTCGGTGTTATGCAAAAGTATTTGATGTCCGGTGCGTGTTCTAATTCTAAACAATTCGTTTGCTGGTCTAGTAACATCTCCAGTATCAGTTGTCTTTTCAATGTCTGCATATTCGAATGGCGTTGACTCAGGGTGACCTTTTCTTAAAAATTTATCATCGCCGTCATCCATTACAATACTTGATCCGCCAAGTCTTGCTTTATAAAATTCTGTTTCGTTTTCGCCGTGTTGATACAATGGAGCATTAGTACGTTTATCAAACGGACCAGGCGTATTCATTCCAAATACTGTACTCGGAAGTTCTCTTCTTGCGCCACTAGTGGTTAGTCCTCTAACATCGTCGGTTATTAATCCTGCACGATTTAATCTTTCAACAAAATCTGTGTTTACAGGCTTTAAGAATTTTGTTGGTTGTGTTTCGCCATCAGGTGATGTAATGGCTTTGTTGTATTCACCTACTGGTAATTTTTGTCCTAGATCATTTAGATAAGTTGAAGTACGCCCGTCTGGAACTGTAAAGTTTGTAAATGCATCAGGAACGCATGCCATCCAAAAACCAAAGTCTTTTCTGCCTTCAACAACTAACACAATTACCTTTGTTCCAATGTCCGGAGGTACTGCCCAGAATCCATAACTCTGTTGTGAACTAGCAAATGTATTATCCGATCCTGTTTGATGCAACGGAGTTTGTCCAGCAAAAGGACTTGCATATTGGCACTGTAAACTTTGTCCTATTT